CAGACACGGCAGATCAGTATATTTGATTTGCTGAAATAATGTGGTATATTAGAAAAGAGGAGGGCTATTCAAGTGAAGATAACGTACAAAAACCCGAAAAAGCTGATACCTTACGAGAACAACGCTAAGCTACACCCGGAAGTACAGGTTGAGCGTATCGCTAATTCTATTCGGGAATTCGGTTTTCAACAGCCCATTGTTATAGACAAGAACAATGTTGTAGTTATCGGACACGGGCGGCTTATGGCCGCGCTGGAGCTTGACTTGCCCGAGGTACCGTGCGTATGCGCCGACAATCTTACAGGCGAACAAATCAAGGCGCTGAGGCTTGCCGACAACAAGGTAGCGGAAAGCGGATGGAGTGAAAACCTGTTAAGCATGGAATTGTCAGAGATCACGGGAATAGACATGACAGAATTCGGGTTCGAGATCGACTTGAGCGGGCTCAGTTTTGAGAACGGCGACGACGAGTACGACGGCCGGTTAGAGATCGACGACCGCCCGCCGGCGTTTCAACACAATTCTTTTGAGAACCAAGACCGTATGCAGTTTCCGTGCGTGGGGTTCTATGGTATACCCGTTATGGAAAAGACAGACACGGTAGGCGATAAGTTTTTGAGGTTCTGCGACTGGAAAGAGGAAACAGACTTGTCTCAGTTTATCGCCCATTTCTATTATGACGACTACAAATTCATGAGCGCATGGAGGGAGCCGGACAAGTACCTAGACAGGCTTAAACAGTTTAAGGCCGTTGTTAGCCCTAACTTTTCCCTGTATACCGACTTTCCACGCGCACTGCAGATACTTTCTTGTTATCGCCGGCAATGGTGCGGCGCATTTTGGCAGGATCAGGGTATAGACGTTATACCCGGCGTAGTATGGGGCGACCGTGAAAGCTACACATATTGTTTTGACGGGATCCCGGCGGGTGGTACCGTGGCCGTTTCTGCTGTAGGCGTCCGTAATGACGATAACTGGAACGGCAAAAATGATAATCTTTTCGTGTCCGGGTACAACGAAATGATAAAGAGGCTTAACCCTACGACAATATTGTATTACGGTGATATGATAGATGGCGTAGAGGGAAATATTATCCGTATACCGTCATTCTATGCAAACAAACGCGAAAAACTCAATGAAATGTCAAAGACACGCAAGTCAAACATGGAACAGGAAGAACAATAAATACAGACCGGGGCACAAGAGAACCCCGAGAAAGGCAGGAGAAGAAAATGGGATCAGGTAGTAGCCCGGGTGGCGTTACACGAAACAAGAGCGGCGGCTTAAAGCCGGGTGACATTATTTCTGAGGAGGACATGCTGTATTCAGAAAGCACAACCCGCAACCCGTCTATTGACGAGGCGTTAAGTGTGGATCGTGCGATTGTGGGCATGTACGGCGAGGGCGCCGTGGTTAGTAGTCTAGTAGTAGGCGACCTTAGAGACGGTTCTGTTATGGGCTATTACAAGCAGGACGGCACGCTGGGTATTTCGGGCACGTTCATGGACAGTGAGAAAATGACGGGCGCGTATGATGCGTGTGTGGCAGCAGGGTTTCACCCGTCACGAGGTAACAAGACAGGCACAGAGGCCGTTGTTGCTCATGAGTACGGGCACGCCTTGAACGACAAGGTGGCGCAGAAGCTGGGAGTGGACATGGACACGGCCGCTAAGAAGATCGTGTCAGAGGCGAGGAAACAGACAAAGACAAAGACCGGCAAGAGTAAGCACCGGGGTATCGTACAGTTTGAAAACGCAATTTCTCGGTACGCAACAACAAATGAGGCTGAGGCTATAGCTGAGGCGTTCTCCGATGTGTTCTGCAATGGCGGGAAAGCTAAGGCTGAGAGTAAAGCTATTATGAAAGTATTAGATGGGTACATGAAATAAAAAGGAGGTGTAAGCAATGGCAAAGAACGATAGGATCACATATTCTGAGCCGTCCGGGTATCTTCCGAAAGAGATCAGGGAAAAGTTTTTCGGGAAACAGGCGACTAAGAAAACCAGCAAGAAGCCGACAAGCAAAAAGAAGTGATACGGCGGGGGCGGCGAGTGTGTCGCCCCTATTTGTTATAGGAGGACATTATGGGATCAGGTGAGAGCCCGGCTGCAAGAAAGGCAAGACGTGCAAGAGCAAAAGAAAAAGCAAGTGGGGCGCAAAGTACCCCGGAATATAAAGAGGCGTACAATGACGAAATTGAAAGACAAATGTCAGACGCCCCGTTACGGCTTGATTTCGTTAAGAACGGCACAAGCGACGACATAGAAGCGTACATGCGCAATTACGCAAGCGCTATAGGGGATCCCGTGCGTGCTATGGAACGGCAAAAAGAAAGCGTAAAAAGGGAATTAGAGCCGTATTCAGAGGCAAAAAGCGCTTTTGACTTAGGGACTAAGGCCGCACTGGAGGAAGTAGTAGGACAATATGACGCGGCTATAGATCGTATGAAGAAAATCAAGAAAGACAGCAAACGCCCTGATTTGTTATAATTTCAGAATTCGACAATAAAACGTCCAAATTTGCACAAAATGTGCAAAAACAGGCTTAAAAAAGGTAGAAAATGGCAAGACATGACGGGAAGGACAATTTAATACCTCTTACCACGGATAAAGCACGGGAGATCGGTTTGAAGGGTGCTAAGGCGTCGGCACAGTCCCGGCGCCGTAAGGCCGACATTAAAAAAACCGTTTCGGAAGTGCTCAATAATGAATACACCATGAAAGACGGTTCGACCATGACAGGCGCGCAAGCTATGGTTATAAACCTGTTCAAAATTGCGACGGATCCGAAGAACCGGCAATGTATACAGGCAACCCGGCTTATATTCGACTTGTACGGTGTAAAGACGCAGACACGCGAAGAAAAGCGGCTTATGAACGCTCAGGTGGAATTGTTAGAAGCCCGTGCAAAGTCCATGCACGCTATGGAAGAATTGAATGTAGAGGACTTAACGCCGCTTGCCCGGTTACTTGAGATCCACGAAAGGACGGCCAACAGTGAAGAAAACACAACAGATTGACTGGGCGCCGTTCTCAGAGAAACACAAGCGATATATACAGAACGCGCTCAAGAACAAAATGAACGTTGCTGAGGGCGCCATTAGATCAGGCAAGACAATAGACCACTGTATTATTGCGGCCATATACCTAGAGACATGTAAAGATAAGATCCACCTTGCTAGTGGTTCGACGATCGGTAATGCAAAGCTCAATATAGGAGTGTGCAATGGTTACGGGCTGGAAAATCTGTTCCGCGGCCGTTGCAAGTGGGGCAAGTACCGAGACAATGACGCCCTATTTATAGCTACTCAGACGGGAGAGAAGATCGTTATATTCGTAGGCGGTGGCAAGGGCGACAGCTACAAGAAAATACTGGGTAACTCTTACGGGTTATGGATAGCAACCGAGATAAACGAGCACTACGACAGCGACGACTCCCGAACGAGCTTTATTAAGGTTGCTTTTGGCCGTCAGGTGGCGGCGGTTCGACCGCTGGTATTATGGGACATGAACCCATGCAACCCGGCGCACAGTATCTATAAGCAATACGTAGACAAGTATTTAACGGACTACGTGGGCGGGTATCAGTACGAGCACTTCACTATTAGGGACAATCTGAGTATATCGGACGAGCGCCGGGCTGAGATCGAAAGTCAGTACGAAATAGGCTCCATGTGGTACCGGCGCGACATACTGGGCGAACGGTGCATTGCTGAGGGGCTTATATACCCCATGTGGGAGGACGCTATACAGGAACCGCCACGGGATCAGGTACCGAGTGAATACTGCGTGTCGCTTGACTATGGAACCATGAACGCGTTTTCTGCTGGGTTGTGGGGCAAGTACGGCGCCGTGTGGTACCGTATAAAGGAATTCTACTACAGCGGCCGCACTGAGGGACGGCAAAAGACAGACGAGGAATACTTGATAGACCTTGAGAACCTTGTAGCGCCTATAATGGAACAGCGCGAAGCCGCAATAGCTAGTTATCAGGCGCAATACTTAGATAAAATGCCGGTTATTATCGATCCGTCGGCGGCGTCGTTCATTACACTACTTAGAAAAAGCAAGTGGTGTAGACCGATACCGGCAGACAATGCCGTGCTTGATGGGATCAGAGACACGGCAAGCGCAATTCAGACTGAGAAAATTAAGGTTTCCCCACGTTGCAAGGCGTGGCGTGAAGAGGCTCAGGCGTATGTGTGGGACGAGAAAGCGGTTAAGGCGGGCGACGATAGACCGATAAAGGTAAACGATCACGCAATGGACGACACGCGGTATTTCGTCAAAACTAAGCGAATAGCGGTGCACAAAGTACCGTATTTTGGTAATATGATGTAAAAAGGGACAGGAGGCAGACCATGAAAACGTATCAGGACTTGTTAGAGATCACGGGCGAGGGCGTGACAAGGAACGAAGAAAAGGTAATGGAATTTGTACGCGCCACGATTGACGAGTACATGAGCGACGACCTGTATAACACGGCCGTACTTGCTGAGGAATACTATAAGAAAAAGAACCGCACTATTACAAGGTTCGAGAAAACGATTACAACGGTAACAGGGCGCATTGTGCCGGACGAATGGAGCGCGAACCACAAAGTCGTGAGCGGGTTCTTTAAGCGGTTTGTTACGGATCAGAACAGCTTTTCACTGGGTAACGGTTGCGTGTTCGGTGACAATAAGACTAAGAACAAGCTGGGCGGTGTCAAGTTTGACAAGGCCGTACAGAAGGCGGGCAAGTGGGCGCTTATCGGTGGCGTGTCGTATCTGTTTTGGAACCTAGACCATGCTGAGGTATTTCTTGCCCGGTCATTTGCGCCGTATATCGACGAGGAAAACGGGGCGCTCCGTGGCGGTGTCCGTTGGTGGCAGGTGGCAAGTGACAAGCCGCTAAGGGCTACACTATACGAGGAGGACGGGTACACCGAGTATATATGGAACCGTGACGAAAAAGGAAAGATCAAGACAAAAGGCGAGGTATTGCACCCGAAACAGGGATACATTAAGATCGAAAAGAGCGCCCCGGCCGACGAGACAACCGACATAGAGTGGCGCAATTACCCGGCGTTCCCCATTGTCCCGTTATGGGCGAATGAGGAGAGACAGTCCGAAATTATCGGTATTCAGGACGGTATAGACGCCTACGATCTTATTAAAAACGGGTTCGAAAACGACTTGGATCAAGCACAGGTTTTTTGGGTGCTCAAGTCGGCGGGCGGAATGGAAGATCCCGACTTAGCGCGGTTCATGGACAGGCTGAAAAAACTAGCGGTTGCGGCTCCTGCAGATGGGCAAGAGATAGAGCCGGTTACGGTACAGATCCCGTACGAGGCTAGAGAACGGCTGCTTGATAGGCTTGAACACGACTTATACCGTGACTTCATGGCACTTGACACCGATAAAATCGCAAGCGGGGCGGTTACGGCTACTCAGATCACGGCAAGCTACAAGCCGTCGGACAGTAAAGCGACCGATTACGAGTATCAGGTGGGCGAGGCCGTCGAGGCTATTCTAGTGCTTGCCGGTATCGACGACAAAGTAACGTTCCAGCGCGACTATATCGTGAATACGGGTGAAACAATAGGCTGGGTTCTGCAGTCGGCTCAGTATTTCACGCCCGAGTATGTCACTAAGAAATTACTTACCTTGCTGGGTGACGGCGACCTTGCCGACGATATGATAGACGAAATGCACGAGAACGAGCTAAAAAGGATGACGGGCGGCGGGGTTATTACACCGGGCAGCGGCGCAAAGACTGAGGGCGAAGGATCCGTAGAAACAGAAGAACAGACAGACGAGGTAGACGAGACCGTAGAGGAGTAAAGCATGGACGAACAGTGGAACCGGGACGAGGACGAGCTGAAAGAGCTAGAGGAACGACTGCGCCGGGAATATGCACAAGCGACTATTGAGGCTCAGGAGTCGCTTGACAAGTACATGCGAGACTTTAAGCGAAAAGACGCTGAGTGGCGCGCTAAAGTAGAGACCGGCGAAGTCACCGAACAGGAGTATCTTAACTGGAAAAAGGGACAAATAGCCGTTGGTAAGCGCTGGGAGGCTATGAAAGACGTACTAGCGCATGACATGTTGAACGTAAACAATATAGCACGGGCTATGGTTTACGGTTCGATCGTGGAAACGTACGCTAGTAACTATAATTTCGGGCTGTATGAGATCGAAAGCGGGCTACATGTGAATACTAACCTTGTGTTGTACGACCGGCACGCAATACAGACACTTGTAACAAAGAACCCGGACTTGTTACCCATGCCGTCACCGCGTCGGTTGCGTGAATTAGTCGAGGCGGGGGAGCTGTTATGGGAAAAACAGCAAATACAGTCGGTCATGATACAAGCGATTATGCAGGGCGAGAGTATAGGCGACATAGCGCGCCGTGTCACTGAGACGCTGGGCGAACGAAATTACCATGCGGCAGTCAGGAACGCGCGAACCATGACAACGGCCGCCTCTAATATGGGGCGCACAGACGCTTATATAAGGGGCGAAGAAATGGGTATAGAGGGCGTGCGAGAATGGGTTGCCGTTCATGATACCCGGACACGACACGCGCACCGACAGGCCGACGGGCAACAAGTAGGTGTCAAAGAACCGTTCAATGTGGACGGGTACGAAATGAAGTGCCCGGGGGATCCAACGGCACCGGGGCGCCTTGTTTATAATTGCCGGTGCATGATAAAGTACATACCGAAAGGACTAAAACCAACAGCGAACCTAGAAAGAGTAATACGCGGGTATTCGTCGTATGATGAATGGAAAAACAGCAAGCCCGTATACTCAAAAAAGAAACAGAAAGGCGGCTGAGATCATGGACGACTTTATTTCACATAGAAAAGAATTCGACAGGGAATTAGAAAAGGCACTTGAGCGCACTCTTGAGGCCGTGGGTGAATTCTTACAGGGCGAAGCGGGCGACGAGCTGGAAAGATCACCTACACGAGTAGATACCGGGCGTTTGCGCGGCAGTATTGATTATCGTGTGGACATGGACAAGGACGACACGGCCGTATACGTCGGGACGAACGTCAGATACGCCGTATATGTGCACGAGGGCACGGGTATATATCACCCGAACGGACGCCGCACAAAGTGGGTATACAGGGACGAAAAAGGACAATTTCACGCCACGCGTGGTATGCCACCCAACAGGTTCTTAAAGAACGCCATTGTCAGGAATAAGAAACAGATAGAACAGTATTTCAAGGACAATTTGAAGTTCTAGCGTTTCAAAATGTATTGACATTTACAAACGAGCGGAAAAGAAATATTATTAGGGTGTATAGCAAAAGAGCGCTATACACCCGTATTTTTTACTTGAATTCCTAGAGAACAGGAACCGAAAGAAAGGAAGGTACAACGAGACATGGCACTTACTAAGGCACAAGTACGAGAGATTTTGAGCGCGGCGGGCGTGGATAGTGAACACATGAGCGCGGCCGTTGACGCGATTATTTCAGGACACACGGCAAGTATTGAAGCGCTGAGAGAAGAGCGCGACACATACAAGACAGAGGCCGAAAAGGTACCGGGGCTTGAAAAGGAGAACGCCGACTTAAAGAAGGCGACCGAGGGCAAGGACTATGACGCGTTGAAAAAGGAATACGACGATTACAAGGCCGAAACAGAGGCGGCCAAGACACGCGGTGCAGTCGAAAAGGCTTACAAGAAGATTCTTACAAAGGCCGGTATCGACGAAAAGTATCACGCTAGGATCATTAAGATTTCAGACCTTGACGGCTTGAAGCTTGATGATAAAGGCGAGATCACCACTGCAGATGATGTACTGAAAACCGTTAAGACAGACTTTAGCGAGTTTGCCGGTACAACTAAAGTGTCCGGGGCTAAGACTGCTACACCGCCAAAGACGGGCGGCGGCCACAAGAAAACAAAACAAGAGATCATGGAAATTAAGGACACGGCCGAACGTCAGGCGGCGTGGGACGAGTACCTTAATTCAGACACAAACGAGTAAAGGAGAAAAAACATGCCTAACACAGTAGAAACCACGACAGATCCTAGAAGTGCACTTCCGAACACGTTTACTAATATCAGTGCACGAGAGATCGACTTCGTAACACAGTTTGAGCGTAACTGGGACAGTCTGCGCGAAATTCTCGGTATTGCACGCCCGGTTAAGAAAGAGGACGGCTCCGTTCTGAGAACCTATACAGCGTCCGTATCGCTTGAGAGCGGCGCGGTTCCGGCCGGTGCTGTTATTCCCTATTCTAAGGCCACCGTAGTAGAGGCTACAAAAGGCGAGATTTCGCTGGAAAAGTACGCTAAGGCCGTTACAATCGAGGACGTGACACGTTACGGCGCAGAAGTCGCTATTGAAAAGACAGACGACGCGTTTAAGAATGAGCTTCAGGAAAACGTACTTGACAGGTTCTATACGTTCCTGCAGAACGACGCAAGCGCTATGACCGGCGAGTATGCGACTTTTCAGATGGCCGTTTCTATGGCAATCGGTAAGGTCAAGGACAAGTTCAAGACAATGCGTAAGGACATTACAAGCATTGTAGTGTTCGTGAACACTCTTGACGTGTACGAGTATCTCGGTGCGGCGAATATCACCGTACAGACCGCTTTCGGTGTCGATTACATCAAGAATTTCCTCGGTGCGCAGACACTTATCCTCAGTTCTGAGATCGAACGCGGAAAGGTAATTGCTGTTCCGTCGTCTAACATGGTTCTGTACTACATCGATCCGTCTAGTGCCGGTATCAAGAAGCTGGGGCTTAACTACGTTGTTTCGGGCGAGACAAACCTTATTGGTTTTAGCGCTCAGGGCAAGTATGACACGGCTGTAGGCGCGTCTTTTGCGGTTCTTGGTATGCAGTTGTGGTATGAGTACGCCGACGGTGTAGCTATTCACACAATCGCCTCTAACAGCGACAACAGCAACAACAACAGCAATGACAACAGTCAGGGCGGCGACACAGAAGGAGCTTAATATGTGGCGTGTAATTGTTCGTTTTAAGGACTTGAAGGACAACGGGCACCTGTATAACGAGGGCGATACATACCCGCGCAAGGGCAAGCGTGCAAGCAAGGCAAGAATTGCCGAGCTTTCAAGCACAGAAAACAAGCGCGGCGTCGCACTCATTGCCGAGGTTGACGAGGACGAGGAGGAGTAAGATCATGCTGAGCCGGCTATGTGGTTACTGTAGAAACTATTTCGAGCGTGAAAAGGTATTCGGTGTATTTAAGATCGAAAACACCGTACTTACACGCGTAGGGGGCGAATTCGCCCCGCTGGAAGGTCAATACGTGCGCATAGTCGGCTCCGTTCTTAACGACGGCGTGTACGAATACAAGGCGGCCGGTATTACCGGGTTGCGTGATGAATCATTCGAGGGCGCCGTGTGGTTACTTGCAATTCCTAGTGACTTTATCGCATTGTCGGCAGAGGACGACGCATGGTGGTCTAAGTACGGAGACGCTGTAAATTCTCCGTTTTCGTCTGAGAGTATTTCGGGTAGTAGCTATTCGTATTCTATGGCTAGTTCGAGTGGCGCGACGGGATCAGACGGGGCGTGGGCGGCGGCTTTTGCACCTAAACTTTCTCAGTGGAGGAAAATATGAACGCGTTTTCTAGCCCATTGCTTGACAGCATGAAAGAAACATGTGTACTGCTTAACAAGTCGGTCACACGCGACAAGGTGGGCGGCTATGTGACAGTGTACACGCGCGGGGCTGAGTTTGACGCGGTTATCGCTGAGAATACAAGTGTAGAAGCGGCCATTGCTGGTATCAATACCGAGAAAAGCATGGTAGGCGTGACGGTAGATAACGGCGTACCTCTTGAATATCACACGGTATTCATGAGAGAAAAGACAAGCAAGACATATCGGGTAAGAACGTCGGACGTTCTAAAGGCGCCTAGTATTTCGCCGGTGGGCGCTAAAGTCGTACAGTGCGAGGAATTCGAGATCACGGAGGCAATTCAGGCGTGAACAAGTGGGAAGTACAGCAGGCATACTGGGAGAGTTTCGGGCTGAGGGCGTTCAACGAACAGACCGTACCCGCGACTATTCCCGACGATCAGGGCAACATGGTACCACTTGCACCCCCGTATATCACGTATGAGCCGGCGATAGGTTCTATCAATGAGACGGTACCTATTTCGGCGAAAGTGTGGTATTACGGCACGTCAAACGCTGAGGTAACAAACAAGGTTACAGAAATGGAACCGAACATGAACCGAGTGCTTGAATTTGACGGCGGCGTGCTCAAGGTGCGGAAACCTGAAAGATGGGCGAGACAGGCACCCGAGGATCCGACAGACGAACAGATACGAGCTATTGAGCTTAACGTAGAGATGGAATTTATATCTTTATAACAGGAGGAAAAATTATGTGGAGTGCTTCATTACTGGCCGCAACGGCGGCTAACAACATGCAGGTTGACGCTGGTACACTTTTGTCGGCGTTCGACATTACGCACGTAGTACCACCGGCCGACGCCGACATTATCGCGGCAACAACGGGCGATTTTACAATCACTGATACGGCTGAGTGGACAGACTTCTTAGAGGATGTCAATAATGCACCGAACGGGACAAAGGAGGGCGCTAGGATCACCGGGCGCACACGTTCTCTTGCGGTGTCGATTATCGAGATCACGAAAAAGACACTGAAACTTGCGCTGGGCGCGGCTGAGGAAATGGCAAACGGCGGCGTGCGTGCACGTAGACAGGTACAGCTTGCCGACTTTACCGAAATGTGGTGGATCGGTGACATGGTGGACGAAAACAAGATCCTTGTTGTTCACCTGAAAGACAGTATTTCTACGGGCGGACTTTCCCTTACCACGTCTAAGAACGGCAAGGGCAATCTTTCGCTTACGATCACGCCGCACCCGACAATCGCAGACCTTGACGCGTCGCCTATGGAATACTACATTCTTGAAAAACTGGACGAGAGCGCGGCGGCTTATACGTTCACTGCGGTAACACCTGTAGGATCCGAGAACCCGAAAACTGAGGGCTGGTACGTTCTGAGTGGTGACACATACATTCAGACCAACGATACGGCCGTAGACGCCAACAAGACCTATTACGAGCGCACAGAAGAAGGAGCTTAATGAGAAATGAAAACCCTTGCAAATTGTTCTAACGTCGAATTTCTGAGACAGTGCAACAAGATCAGACATCAGGTGCAGGACTGGTTAAAAGACACCGGCGTACTTGAGATCAGAAAGCGCACATGTGACCTTGTAGAAATCAAGGACACAATGACAGACGCCGAAAAAATCAAGGCCGAAACTGAAAACAACCTGCGTATTCAGGCACAGGCAAAGAAAAATATTTCGGACATGCTTGATGCTGCGCTTGACGCGAACGCTGAGAAAACTCTTGAGCTTTTGGGGCTCATGTGTTTCCTTACACCCGAGGAAACCGAGAAAGAAAAGCCGTTTAAGCTCCTTAACGCGTTTGCTGATATGCTTAACGACGAGGACGTAGTGGGTTTTTTTTCCTCATTGATGAAGTCGGGGCTGATAAATTCGGTGAGCTAATTACTACAATTCGACTTGATTTACTAGAGGTACTGGGGAGAGGCTACGTAATGCAACATTGCGTGGCCTCTTTGCGCAAGGAGAATATACTAGAGGCGTTCGCGTGCTATATGGGCGAGGGTATGCGAATTCTTACCGAGAACACGGCTAATATGGCCGGCGGTTCGTCGTTGTAGTACCGGGTCTATGACATATTGCACCCGGAGAAAAAGGAAAAACCGAAAACGGCGGAACAGGTAATAGATCACCTGAGACAGAAAATGAGCTAGTAGGAGGCAATTATGGCGTTTAATGCTTTTGAGGCTTTTGTTAAGCTGGGCGTAGATCGTAAACAGCTTGACAAGGACATGGACAAAGTAGAAAAGGACTTGAAGAAAAGCAAGATATTCAAGGACAAGCTACTTACAAAAATAGGCGTAGATCCGAAAGAATTCGACAAGAAAATGGAAGAGGCGCACAAGAAAGTCGAGAAATTGACGGCGGCCGTTAAAAAAGTCGGTTCTACAATGGGTTCGGCACTGGGCAAAGTCGGGACACTTGCCCTTAATGCGACTACAACTGCATTGAAAGCGACCACGGCCGCAATGGGCGGTGCCGTCGCCGGGGTTGTTGCGCTTGCGAAACAGTCATATAGTGCGTACGCGAATTATCAACAGTTGGTAGGCGGTGTACAAAAGCTATACGGTAACATGAACATGTCGCTTGAGGACTGGGCGGCACAACAGCACAAGACGGTAGAAGAAGCACGGGCAGACTACGAGCGAAACGCAGAAGCCGAAAAGTATATCATGGATAAGGCGAAGAACGCCTTTGCTACTACCGGCATGAGTGCCAATAAGTACATGGAGACGGCGACGCAATTTAGTGCAACCCTTGTCGCTTCGTACGGTGGTGACACATTAAAGGCCGCTGAGGAAACAGACAAGGCAATGCGTCAAATCAGTGACAACTGGAACACGTTCGGTGGTGATATTGCGGAAATCGAACACGCATATAAAGGTTTCGCGAGGCAGAACTACACCATGCTTGATAATCTTCACCTCCCGTACAGCGGAACGAAAGAGGAGATGGAACGCCTTATTGCTGATGCCGAAAAGCTTGATAGCACCTTTAAGGCGTCGCGCGACCAAAACGGCAATTATGCAATGTCTTTCAATGACATTATCGACGCTATCGAAATTGTACAAGAAGATCTTCAAATTTCAGGAACAACATCAAGAGAAGCGTCTACAACTATTGCTGGTTCTTTCGGCTCATTGAAGGCGGCGTGGGAAAACCTTGTTACTGGTTTTGCCGACCCGAACGCAGATTTAGGCGAACTGATAAACAACGTTGTCACAACGGCAAGCACTGCGCTCAAAAATGCCGTTCCAACAATCGTACAGGCGCTAGGTGGTATCGGACAGGCCATAGAACAGCTTGCACCTGTTATCGGTGAACAGCTCCCGCCACTGATAGAACAGACCTTGCCGGCCATTTTGTCGGCCGCGTCGTCTCTTGTACAGTCCATAGCCGACGCCTTGCCGGGCTTGGTTAGCATTATAAATGAACAGCTCCCCGGCATACTCGAAACCATTTTACCCGTTGCGATTTCAGCGCTTACGACCATTTTTCAGTCCATAGGCGACCTGCTACCCGATTTGTTAAAAATAATTGAGGATAACGCCGACCTTATCATGTCGGGTATTTTATCTATCATGGAGACAATCGGTTCTATAATTTTGAATTCTATACCTATTTTGGCTAGTGCTGTAGAAAAGGGACTTCCTAAGCTCCTGAAATACGTACAGGACAATATAGGAAAATTGACTAGCGCTTTTACGTCGATCATGAAAACAATCGGAAACCTGATTGTAAAACTTGCGCCGGTCATTATCCCGATGGTTTTACAGATCGGAATGGACTTGCTGAAGTCGCTGGTGGACGGGTTCAAAAATAACTCTAGTGAGCTGATTTCGGGCGTTATGGAGGTTATGGGTTTACTCATTCAGTACCTTACAGATCCGGCAACACTCATGTCTATTTTGGACTGCGGGTTTCAGATTTTAATGGCCTTGATAAGCGGAATTTCCGACAATATGGACTTATTCCTTGAGAATATCGGTACCCTTCTTGTAAATTTGGTGGAATTCGTAATTCAGGCCTTACCACAGCTCATTGTAGACCTCGGACAACTGGGCGCAAAAGTCGTTACGGATATTTTACCTACAATTCTTACTGCCATAGGCGAGGCCGTCGCTTCAATGATTTTGAAAGTGTCCGACGGTATATCAGATAAAATGATAGACCTGAAAAACAAGGCTTCTGAGTTTTTCGGTAAGATCCCGGAGGCGCTCATGGAGGGGCTTGCGTACCTTGCCGTGAAAATCGGTGAATTCGCGGGCGACGCGATAGACTTTTTCAAGTCCGGGTTCGAGAAGATCAAAGAAACGGGTAAAAATATCGTTTTAGGCCTTTGGAACGGAATACAGGACGCTAAAGACTGGATAATTGAGAAAATAAAGGGCTTTTCAAGTGATGTTTTGTCAGGAATAAAGAGCTTTTTTGGTATTTCGTCTCCGTCAAAGAAAACGGCCGTTTTCGGTAAATTCTTGGCTGAGGGTTTGGCCGTCGGTGTAGAGGACGAAGCGCCGGCCGCGTTCAAGGATATTCAAAGCGCACTTGACAAGGGAATGGACACAATAGACCTAGATCCGTTAAAGGTGGACACTATAGGTGTTGCTGATGTACAATCTAAAGTGAGCGGAACGTATGACGTACAGAACAGCCGCATAAACGACCTCATAGAAATTGTGCGCGATTTCATGCGACAGGGACAGGAAATAGTTATTCCTGTATACATTGCCGGAAAACAGGTTGACGAGATCCTTGTAAACGGCAAGAATAGGATCACGACGAGATCAGGAGGAATGGTAAATGTATGATTTATTGTCGATAAACGGCGTAGACTTGCCCGACGTAATGCCGGGCAAGGGCGATATTACTGTTCAACCGAACCCGAAATACAATGAGCACGACGTGGAAAGCGGCGAGAAAGTCATAGACGTTATTGACGAGACAGAGACGATGATAATGGGTAGCGTATCTTATAACGGCCTATTAGCGGCTCAGGTAAGCGCCATAAACAGCATTGTAAGGACTGTTTCGACTATGACTATATACAACCCATTGACGGGCAGTGTTCGCACGTTTAAGGCGCTTATAGTGCGACAGCCTCTTACACGGCTTATTCATGACGGTGTAGCGAACGCGTGGAGCTTTTCTTTCGATTTTGAGGAAATAGGGGGCGTATCATGAGTATAGCGACCACACAGGCCTATAAAAACATGATGGAAGGGCACGAGATACACAGCCGGATCGTGCTTACTATTGAGGACGGGCGAAATACTTTGACGCTTGCAGACAAGGACGTTGTACGTGACAGTCTTTCTATAAACTGGAGAAGCACAAACAACGGTGACTTTTCTCTAGGGACGTGTTACGCGGCGTCCTTGTCATTTACGGCCTTGCAAGGCATGGACGATCAGTTGACGGGCGACGTGCTTACACTTACCCCAACGGTGTATTATGACACGCTTAACGGCGCAGAACAGGCTATACCGCTGGGCGTGTTTGAGTGTGAGAACCCCATAATGTACACGAGAACGACCGCCTACGAGTGTTATGACAAAATGTTGCACTTTGACAAAAAAGTCACCGACAGGGTATCAGGAACGCCGTTTAACATGCTTGCGTTCATTTGTGAGCAATGCGGCGTTGTACTGGGTAATACGTCTCAGGAAATCGCGCGCATGTGCAATTCTACGCATGTAGTCGTTTTGGATCCGTTGGACGTGGAAACGTACCGCGACGGCCTTGTTATGATAAGTGCGTTGCTAGGTTGTTATTGTCAGATGGGGCGTGACGGCAAGTTTTATTTGCGCCGGTTCCACACTACACCCGACTTGTTTATTATCAAGCGCCGGCGTATCAGTACGGCTTTTATGGGTTACGAAACGCGTATTGCGGGCGTCAAGTGCCGTTTCCTTGCGGAACAGAATTACTCGCCGTATGAGTACATTACAGAAAACCCGGGGCTTGTTGTTGACTTGGGCGACATTCCCATTATTGAGGATAACCCGGACGGCAAGTATGCACTGTTAGAGGCCTTGTATGAGGATATAAAAGACATTGCGTATTACCCGTGTGAGATCAACATGGTGGGAGATCCGTCTATTGAAGTGGGCGACATGGTAACGACACTAGACAGGACAGGCCGGGAAAAGAATTTACTTTTAACGTCTGTAACATGGAACTGGAGATCCGACGCAACAATAACGTCTGAGGGCGGGGATCCTAAAAAAGACAAGGTAACAACGGCCGAAAAGAGGGCGCAGAAACAGGCTGAGAAACAGGCTGAGAACGCAAAAGTAGTAACGGCTACTTACGTGAACGCCGACACAATAGAGATCGACGACACGGAAGAAAAAGACATTACGCTTTTGCGGTTCGTAACGAATAGGGACTTGACGGCCATTTTCGGGGCTGAGATCCCGGTATATAGTGACGGCGAGGGTTACATTAAGATCACGTACAGTGACGGCGGAATAGAGGGCGACGTTGTGAGGTACCGGCTGCACGCCGGCTATAACCTTGTGACGCTGGTAAACCATTTGCACTACGACGCAAACCGCATTGTGCATTTATTCTTAATGGCTGAGACTGAGGGTATAGGCACAGGAACGGCGCCGACGGTTAGTATTGAACGTGATACAATTCGTTCGTATATCTTCGCTCAGGGAATGGAAACAGAGGCACCGTGGGACGGTATTATATCTCTTATGG